GGGTTTTGTGCGTTTTAGGAGGATAGTGGCTTCCTATGCCGTTGTAATCGTTAAACAACCGAATAATCGTTGAGTTACTGGTGATATTCGTTAAACTACCAAGGTGATCGTTAAAAAATAATCCCTACTCAAAGTGCGTATCAACAATTGCCTTCAGCTGTGCGGCAATCTCCGAGAAATCCTGGTTTAAATCAAGGGTTTTCACACTGATTTGATTGCCGCTCATCTGATAGACATTATCCGGCTGAATTGCTTCGTCTGTTGCGGCATAAAGGAGCATAGTGGGCATCTCGTCAGACAGGAATTTGTCAAAGCGACATAACATAAATCTGGCACGGATTCCATTTGTCCCACAGATTTGGCATCAATTCAAATTCCTTAAATCCAAGGCCCAGGTAAAAACGGTTTGTTTCATCGTATTCCGGATACTTGCCCATTTGAACCGTCTTTACCTGAATAAAAGAATAGCTATGTTCTGCAGCGATCCGCTTTGCCTCGTCAAACATACCTCTGCCAATACCTTTACGATGATGCGTCTTCAATACGCCCATAACAGCAAGCTCAACGGTATCTTTTCCCGTTTCCTTCAGACACAAAAAACCATTGGCTTTTTCTTCTTCAAAAGAGGAAACCATTATTTCATTCGCACTTTCACGAATATAGTTTTCTGTTGATTCCGGAATCCCAAACCACTCTGGCAGTGCCGTAAGAATGCTGCGTGCAATTCGTTGCTTCTCCTCAATATCATCCACTATTCTTATCATCACTTTCACCTCTGCAAATCATGATTTCTAACCATCTATTATACCGGCGAAGTATGAACATTTCTACCAAGAAAAACAGCCGGGATTATAGCGCGGCGGTTCTCCATGTCAACCCGGTAGGGGGATGAAAATCTCCGGAACCTTTTCGATCGGGCAACGGCCCG